CTATTTACTACTTTCTGCACCAATTTTTAACTGACCATTCCCATCAGTTGCAAACTGCTTCATCAGATAAGTAATACCGGCACCTGCAGCCGTTCCAAAAATCAATGTCATTTGCGGATGTGTTGGAAGAGAACCGGTTGAAATAACCGGCACCAGGGATCCGATCAATGTTGTGCCAATGGTTACAATAAATGATTTGACAAGATCAAAGAAATTTATACTGCCTTTTTTTGAAAGTTTAGCCATTGCAGAAAGCTTCTCCAAGTGCTTCCACTGCATTAATGACTATTCCAATAGCCATCTTTACAATGAAATTTTTTGAAAGGGCTTTGGCGGCTTCCAAACCACCAATCAAGTGAGGCAATTCAGCGCAAAAAATTTCTTTCGCACTTACCATAACTCCGGCTTTTTCAATGGTTGCTTCATGATTAACAGAGTAGTCATGATCCACTTTTGGTTTTAATGTTTCCATTTTTGAAAATTTGATTGTTTTGCGGGTTATCCCAATAAAGATTCTATACTATTTTGTTGCTCCATCATACATTCCTGGTAATGGCCGGACCATGCATAGTGCACTTGCACCGGTTGTTGTTTGCATCCAAACACCAACCATCCCATTTTGGTAGGTGCCATAAGTTGTGCTGCCGCTTCTTTGTGCTTTGCCTTCATTTCCGGTTCCTGTTAATACAAGAGCAAGTTCACCAATGACTGCTGAACCATCTGATTTTACAGTTGCTAATCCTGAAACAACAACCCAAACATAAGAGGAAGCGGATGCTGAATAGCAAACACCTAATGGCATTTGATCATAGTAATCTGTTTTTATCACTCCATTTGTAAGGCTTTGCCAAACTACATCCCCTGCCGCCAGGGTTGCACTTGTAGGAAATAGAATAGCGTAACCACCTTCGGCTGTTAATTTTATTTTTTGATTGGCAATATTTCCTAAAACTTCAATTTTTTCGGTTGGTGCGGTCATTCCAATACCCAAATTTCCACCCGCTTTGATATACAACACATTTGATGCAGTGTTGTTTTCTATGGTAAAAACATTTTTTGAGTTGTTTACATCAGTGATTTTAAACCCACCTGAAAACGCTTTAAAATTAAATTTCGATGAATATGAAACATCATTCATTTGAAAAGAGGCTCCACCCCCACCATTATTTGTTATTCCAATCACTGATCCACCTGTTGTACCTACAACCCCATAGGCATCAATTAACATATTCATACCTGACGGTGTGGTTGTGCCTATTCCTAAATGTCCATCAAGTCTCATATTGCCGGTAAAATGACTGGAACCGGTTACTTGGACCGATGAATCAGGGGCAGTAGTTCCTATTCCTACTTTTCCTGCCATGAACAAAATATCACCCAAGCCATTAACCCCTGGAACTCCATTACCGCCTATCTTTAACGATTTTGTACTATAATCGACTTGAAAAATATTTACTGTGCTTCCGGCAATTTGTGCAGATTGAAGGCAATTATATATACCGCCAGTTTTGCGGTAGCTTATATTATAATTATCATTAGGGGTTATTCCGGTATTGACAATTCTCATTACACCAATGGCCCTGTCTGCATCACCTGATGCAACAGAACTTTGTGCTACAATCATTGCCGGGGCTGTTACATTTTCTATGTTCAAATTATAGGCGGGTGCAGATGTTCCAATACCAATGTTTCCTATATTGTAAAATATTGATGTTCCATTGTTTGTCCATTGGCTATTAACTTTATTGTTAAAGGTGTTCCAATCTGCTGATGAAAGAGCACCGGTGGTGGTTGCATTTGCAAGGGCCATTTGAAATCTGTTTTCACAAATTCCTGATCCCATACCAAACCAATAACCAACTGATAAGCCATTTGCTGGAGATCCTACAGTAAAAGTTGGTTTATTTCTTATCCATGCTATAGAATTGGTATCAGCAATAAAATAGTCACTTTTATAAGTTGCTGAATCAGCTCGTAAATTACCAAGTGTAATTTTTTGCCATGTCTTATCCCCTCTCCACCATTTATTTGTTGTGGATGCTGTGATTGCTTGTTCGTATGTTGGTGTCCACCAGTACGGAATAACATTACCGCTGACAAGTTTTGAGGTCAAAACTTGTCCATTGGTGCCGATCGCAACTCTCGTGGGTATAGGTTCCATTGGATCACCACCTTGATAAATCATATCCCCCCAGGTTGTCATAGGACTATGCAGATAACCGGCAATTGCATGATTTCCCCAACCATACGCAGTATTCCAATTTCCGGAACTATTTGTGATGCTCGATCCCCAGGCGCTTCCGGTTGACAATGGAATACCTGATGCAGGAAATGCTGCTGCAGCTAAAGCCCCTAAAGTTGGCTTGTTTTTGATGTAATCCAAAGAGCCAGTACTTGCTTGTGTCCAATCGCTTTGAATTTGCGCGGCTGGAATAGTCGGGAATGCGGTCCATACCGGGATTACATTGGAACCTGATGTGGTTGCCTTCAAATATTGACCATTTGTACCAATTGGCAATCTGTCAGGAATAGGCGTAGCTGGTTGCTGTCGCGCTTTCATAAACACCATATCCCCTACTGTGGTCATTGGATTGGATAAATAGCCAAACTGTGAGTGATCACCCCAGGTTACTGCAGTATTCCAATCTTCAGAATTATCTTCAACAATGGCATAGGTACCGGCTGAAATTCTTTTCATCAGCCCTTCACTTGTAAAATCCCCATCCTGTAAAACATCGGCATGGCTTGTCTGGGATGTAAGGTATCCTGCAGCTGCATGGTTGCCCCAACCATATGCAGAATTCCAATGTGCAGAATTATCTGTTATGCTTGTTCCCCAAGGACCACCAGTACCAGTAGATATAGGAATTCCAGCAAGTGGATAAGCGCCAGATGCCATCGCACTAAGGCTAGGTTTATTTCTAATGTAATCCATTTCGGTTGACATAGATTGGTTCCAATCAGGTTGTGGAAATTCATCCCATTCGGGAATAAAAACACCAGTATAATCATTTGAAACTAATATCTGGTTAGGGCCTGTAGGGACAAGCTGTGAAACTATATTATCTGTTGAATTTGTCAATACCTGGGCAGGATAAGGGTCAGATAAATAATCACCCTGTAAAGCATTATTCCAATTAGCTGAATTATCAGTGATGCTTGTACCCCAGGCAGTGCCGGTTGAAATGGAAATGCCGGATGATGGGTAGGTCATTGTGGTACCGGCCAGCGCATAAGTGGAAGATGGAATTTTATTGACTCTTGTGCCATTGAGCGATAATAGGTAACTAGTGCTTGTTACGCCAGGAAGGTTTTTAAAGAATACGGAATCATTAACGTAAAGGCCAATCCACGGATGCAGATTTGAACCAAGGCAGGCGCGATAAATACCATTTGAACCGGTTGAAATATTCCCTGGTGAAAAACCTTGTTCATTAAGATAATAATTCCAATCATGCGAAAGATCAGAATGAAAGTTAAATGACATAGCGCCGGATCCCGGGATAAGTTTTAATGAAGCAGTACTATTGGTCATTAAACCGGTTGAATTGATACCTGCTGAAATTTCAGTTCTTCCATATCTTCCCGAAAGCATAATATTGCTGTAGTTGGTGGTTGGAAAATCAGCTGATTTGGATTGCAAGTACCCGTAAAAATTCGGAAAATTGATCATTGAATAACAGGTACCTACGCCAAATTCGATTGAATCGAAAAAATGGGTTTGACTGAAAGACTTTCCTGGAAGGAAAACGAGGATGAAAATGAACATTGGAATCAACAATAATTTTTTCATGAGAATAAATTTAGGTGGCGTAAGGAACTGCAATTGCTGTAATTGTTGCATTGACAAGGGTTTTGATAACAATATCCGTATTATTTTTTTCAAGAAGTATCACTTCAACCGGATTACCATGACCATCAAAACCATTGATTGTGAATGAATAATCTGTATCAGGGAATTCAGAACTCCATGAAAGAGTTAATGGTATTCTTGCAGTTGAAGGGCCATGAGCCTGCACCGAACTTCCACAACCGGAAAGAACGACACTGTTCATTAATTGCTCGATATAATCGAGAATCTTTATTTCTGCAGCTTCATGCGCTGAAACAAGGACTTTTTGACCAGACGGCCTTTTTGAAAGTGCTGCCTGGATAACAACTAAAACATCTGCATAAGTCATGAGCTAACTATATTGATCTTCATAATCATCTGAATAATCCCGGTCTGTTGAAATAAAAGTCCTAATTAAGAACTTTGAAAAAAAAAATCTCTGTATGCACGATCATAATCAATCTCAATATCATATAGATACTGATTATCCTGGAAGAATGACTTCATCTTGTCATTGGTGATGATGACCGGGAACAGGCCAGTGATGGTATATTCAAAAACTTGTTTGGAAAGCAGAAGCTCACGCATATAATCTTTCAATTCCTGGGTAAGCCATCCGGAATTTACTTTGAGTCTTTGAACTTCGGATGCCCCGAACTTGCTCACCGGGGCATTGAGGGCGGTGTAATCTCCAATAGTTTCAGATGATGCTGTTGAAAATTCAACTTCAATATCAACAGATCCCAATCCGGTCAGCCGAATGACATCATAAGCTCTACCAAAACTATTTTGAAAAAGAAAAATCCTTTCATTCTGATAAAAAGTGTTATCCAGGATAAAAACTCTATACTCCGTATCCATCTGTGCATCCTGGTTCGAAAGCATAACTTTCCAGCTATACACGGTTTTTGTCGGATACCTGGTGGCCAGGGCGAGTTTCTCATAACCGACTGTCAATTCTATTACATCATTTTGCGATACACCCTCAATACTGGTGATGAATGTTGCCGTGGTGTTGTCTGTGAAGGTGACAATAACCACAAAATCCAATTGATCGAAGGTAGCCGTGACGGGAACATGGAAGAAAAGTAATTCAGGACAAGTTTTGCTGGTCATTTTCTGAAGAGGTGCCCAGGTCATGAAGCTGAGTAAGTTTTCAGTAACGGAAAAGAAATTTTGACCTGCACTATTATAGGCCACAATCGTTTCCCGGTTAAGGCCGCCAGGGATTGCATTGCGTGGCAGGTCGAAATGAATTTTACGGATTGCATTGTCATAGCGTTCAGCAAAACCGGCATAGAATTGAAGGATATAGTTATTGAAGATCCTATACAAAACCGTTGTGCTGAAAGGCCATGAGAACCGGGGCACCTGGTTACTTTCAAGCAATACACTTAGATATTCTGAAAAGTTGAATGTCACATTTCCATTGGCATCAACCGGTTTAATATCCTGGGCGAGAAGCTTCATATTTATATCCCATATCCCTCCTACTATTGAGAATGTTGCCCGGGGAATTGAATCAAGCCCACTGATATAATTGCTGACAGTTGCAGTAATTAAATTGCTGACAATGGAAGCTGAATCTGCAGTTCCTTTATTATAGGCAACAAATTCAATGACTCTGTTAGATCCTGTGGGCGCGTCAAGAATCATAGAATATCTTGAAGAGATATCATAATTGGCCTGGATACAGTCAAATAGTGATTTGCACCAGGTGGACCACAAAGATGAATTTGAAGCACAGGGAATCTGCTGGCCGGAATCATCGGGAGCTACCGCGGTGGTGAATGTGATCACCTTTCCGGGGAAGGTGAAAACAAGGGTATGACCGGCCACTGTATCTGCAGCGCTGACCACGATTTTAAACTGGCAATTACGACCGATAATTGAAAGCATATTATCGGTATGAATCCCGAAACAAGCAGGATTCCCAGCGAAGAATGTTTGTGGCGGAGTGGTAAGTATTGATATCATGCTGCAATTATAAAATATCGAGGTTGGAAATTAAAGGACACTTATAGGCTGGTATAAGCTAAAATTGTGGCCGGTTGAAAACCTTTATTTGAAATTGTTACCTGTACCTCAGAAATGAGGTATTTATTTCCATGTATCTCATATTTCTTGGAAAAATCCAACTGATTCAGCTCAATTAATGACAATTGCTTTATAATTTTCATTGATTTGGCCTTCATCATATAATCACAAAATGCATGGAAATGCTTTTCAAAAAGGCCATTTGGCCCATTGTAAAATAATGAATGGGAATCGGAAAAATTTGAAGCGAACATTCTTTCATCATCTATTCCCCCTCCAATGCGCGGGTGGAATTTTGCAAAGAATAATTTAGGAGCTGTTTCCTGCCAGGCTGATTGTGAGCTTCCAACCACACAATCAAACGGTGCAACTCCATTGTCCATCAGGGTTGAGAATTTGGTTTCAATTGATTTATCACTTTCATTATGAACAAATTCTGAATGGAGTGCCACGGTGGAAGAGCTAAGATTAATGATGGTCCATACCCTTTCACTAAGGATATAATAAACGCCTTCGGATTTAACATACCTGATTTCTCCATTAGGAGATGCCGGCCAGACAGGAAGGTCTGCCAATGCATCAACTGCACCTTTTATGGCATCAAGGATCTGAGATTGAGAAGCCACCATTGGAGTCCAAAATTCATCATCTGTTTCCATATTCATTTTCAAATGGTAGCCTTTGATCTGTGTGCCGATCTGTGTGAAAATGGATCCCACATTGGAAGAAAATGGGATGGCATCTGTTGATTTTATTATTGCATCAACGGATATCAGCTTTACGATCCTGGTGATATTATTGACAAAAAACCGGATATTGAAGAAATTTTCAAGGGCTGTGAAAAAATCATTCATAGTCATCCGGGGAACATGGTAATTGTTGAAAATCTTCGTAGGATCGTAATTGAAAAGGCCGGTGATCCCACCATTTGCATCGACATTATTATACAATGTCAAGGCATTGAACTCAGGATCCATTGCAAAAAATGAATCATCGAGGGCATAATCCAATTTCATGAAAACCAAGGTAAGAACATGTCGCAGGTAAAGCATTGGTACAAATACTGCCCGATCCACTCCATTGAAGAGCGTTTGAAGGTTATTCCAGTGGTAATAATTAAGATAATAAAGCATGGGTTCCTCTGGCAGTTCTTCAAAATAGGACAGGTTTTTGATACTCGGAAAGCAGAATGGTTTCTGAGGATAATACTGGTTACGAATATCATTAATCCAGCCAAGTCTTTGAATTTCGGTTTCCCAGGTGAGGGCACCATAATCAACATCCTGAAGGGTCCAATTTTTCCGGCGATATACGAAATCACCCTTATCCATATAAAGCGTAGCTTCATATAGATCCGACTGAGCATTTAAAATACGAAGCGTTCCTTTGAGAATCACCACTCCATTCCATTGCAGGATTGCTTCAAATACCTGGAATGGGTCAAGGGAATTTTCAACCCTGTGTTTGTAACCCAGGATTGAAACATTCAATGGAGTTGCAGGGAGTTTGAAAGGATAAGTGTAATCCCCAATTTCATTGAAAACCGGCGATGAAAATTTCAATGTAATTGAAATGTCATTGCTGACATCAAGTTGTTTATCATTTACGATCAGAGAAAGCATACTAAGTAGATTTTACACTGTTTTCAATGTCATTGATTTTGGTTGCAACATCGCGGATATCATCATAAACAAGAAATGCCCTTACCCCTTCCCGGGCATGCGCATTGAATTCATTCAATGCATTTGTCAGAGCTTCCGATGAAGCTGCGCTTGAAGCCTGTTTTGGTGATGGTGCATCCCCCTCCGGAAGATATGCTCCGGATGCTCTTTGAGGTACCCGGGCAAAGTTTATGGCATTGATAACACCAGGATAATTGACCATTAAATTCTTTGTTGTCTTCGGGTCAATTACAATTTCATTGCCTGTTTCATTGACCAGCATCGGGTGGCCGGGGATCCCGGTAAATGCTTCCTGGTAGGGAACATTGCTATATGCTCTGTTATCTTGTTGGCCGATCACATTATACCTGCCGGTTGCAGCTTCAGGGATTTTTTGACTGAGGATGTAACCGATCTGAATTGCACCCAGGGCGGCAGTGATGATGCTCATGACGATCCCGGTAACGGGACCGGCAGTCAAAGCAGAAGCAACGGCTGAAGCAACGCTGATCAGTGCATTAAATAAGGCCATTTCTTTTGCATGAACTGCAGCATCATGGTCAAGTTTCTTTTTCTTCTTGGCCATGTCAGCATCAAGTTCGGCCACTTTTTGATCATGTTGCTTCTGGGTGATAAGTTTGGCTTTCAACTGAGCATCCAAACTGGCTTTTTTCTTGTTGGAAATTTCCTCATCAGCTCTGAATTTATCTGCCTGAGCCTGGTCTTCCATTTGAAAGATAGACCCCAAAGCATTCACGGCAGTTTGAGCAACGGCAATGGATTCCTGGGCTACCTTTTTAGCATTTTCTTTTGTTGCCTTGAGGATTTTTGCAGCCGTTTCTTCGGCCATTTGAACTTTGATCCTGTTGGTTTCATCTTCATCACCCAGACTCGCTTCCAACAATTTTTTATATTTCAGATTAACTTCAATCTGAATTTTCTCCTTATTCAATGCAAGATCACGATCACCTTTTTCCTTAAGTGTATTGAGATCTTCATCAAATTTTTCACTGCCTTTTTGCCTGGTATCTGCAACCTCATCTTTTTGAGCTTTGGTAAGATATTTCATATCCTTATCAATGGCTGCAATGGCTTCTTTTTTATGTTTCTCAGCAAGAATTAATTTTTCAGTGTTCCCTTCTGCCGCTTTTACTTCTTCATTATAGGCAAAGAAAACAGCACCTAAAATTTCCTTCCTGGCATCATCATACTTCTTGTTTACTTCATACACCTGTCTTTGGGTGACTGCCATCCTTGCCACTCTCAGCTTTTCATGGATCTGCAGAATGTCATCGGAAAAGGCTTTTTCAGCCTGGACCATGACCTGTTTCATCTGTGCATCTCGTTGAATCGTAAGCTGAGAGACATTTGAATCAATTTCAGTTTTCTGTGCCGGGGTTAAAATCTTGTCATTTTCCTCTTTGAATTTTTTTGCCCTGTCGATCAGCGTATTGTATTTGTCTTCCACACCTCGGATCTCCTGCTGCGTAGCAGTAAATTTATCCGCGTAGTTTTTTCCTTCAATTACCTTGAGCTGGTCAATCAGGTTTTTATAAGCTTCCGTGGTCTTTTTGATGATCGTATCATCATGCTTGCCCCTTCTTGCCTGTTCCTCCATAGCCTGCCGCATGTTTGTGCGGTCGGTATTGGTGGCATCCGCTTCCCGGCCCCGGGAAATAAGGTTGTCAAGTTCGGCCATTGACATTTTTTTGAGGTTCAGCATATCGGAAGATGCTTTTTTGCCATCTTCGAGTTTCTTGGCAGTGAGAGCTTTATCCTTCTCGTAACTGTCAAGAGACTGCTGAAGCGCATCACCATTGAGGACCTTCAACTTTGTTTCCAGGGCGATCTTATTATTCAAAAATTCCTGGTTGGCTGCAACCTGCGCAGCGATTTCCTCCTGGGTAGCTTTACGGGTATCCATGGAGAGGTCAATCGTGTGGCCTGTCTTAGGTTTTTCGACCATGACATCAAAGGTTCCGGTTTTGGCAATTTTATCCATATCCCCTTTTACCGCTGCAATTTTCGTTACCTGTGCCTGCAGTTCTGTCGATGTTTCTTCGATGGCCTTCTTGTTTTCATACCTGAGAAGGATCATCTGGTTCTTGATATAGTCACGAACCCGGTCAGATGAAATGGAAATTGCATCACCATATTTATCAAAAGCAGTGGCCGCCCCGGGCATTGCTGCAGTGACATCCCCGATGATCTTTTTCAGTTCGGTTTGTTCATCCTTTGAAAGTGTGGTTTTGGCTTTCAGAACATCATACCGGTCGGCTAGCGGCTGAATATTAGTAACCAGGTTGGCTACGGATCCCCCAAGCTCCTGAAACTTTTGAACAGCAGACTTATTTTCCTCATTGGTCTGAGCAATCCTTTTGCCTATTGAATCAAAAAGGTTTTTGAAATTCGATAACTGAGAAGCATAAAACGAACCGGAACCCAGAACATAGTTACCAAGCGTTCGTTGCAATGCACCCCAGGATTTTTCCATCATAATCTGCTGGCCACCTACCGTTTTAGCTTCATCTTCAGCCAGTCCTTTGTATTTGGCACCAATGATATCAATGGCTGCGCCATTATAGAGTTGATCTTTTGAAAGGTCTTTGAACTGGCTGGACAGTTTTTGAAGTCCTTTGCCTAACCTTCCTTCCATGGTGCCATCAAGATCTTCCACGGCAGATTTTAATCCTTGACCAGTTACTGTGGCCAGATCCTGTGCTGCTATGATGGTCTTGCGGATCTGGTCGGGAGTTCTGCCCTGGATAACCAAAAACTTTTCAGCCTGTTCAATTTCAAGCCTTCCGCTGATGGTGGTCCCGGCTCTCTCTTTGGCAAGGCCTACCAATTCTTTTTGCGCTGTTACATTCCCTTCAAGGACAGTGAGCAATATTTTTTCAGTATCTCGAAGTTCGATGGCCTTGTTAATCCCTTCCTTGAAATAGTCTTTGATGGCATTGACTGAAAACAAAGCGACCATGGCCCCACCTAATTCCATGGCATAATCTTTCATTTTGCCAAACATTCCTTCAATACCACCTTGAGATTTCTTCATCTCATCGGTCAAGGCTCTTGTATTCTGCTTGAGGTCATAAAGTTTCTGATTGACCTTTTGCAATTCCTTTTCCTTGGCTGCAAACTCCTTTGTAGTTGTATCTACCTTGCGAAGCTCCGCATCCAGCTGTTTTGAAAGGTTTGCCAGTTCTTTGAGCGTGGTTGCAGCTTTCGCGCCATTGAGGGTTACTTCTGCGGTTGCTTTTTCTGTTGTTGCCATTACTATTTTATTGAATTGTCCTTGATGTTTTCGCAAATAACCAGGGCACCTTTATGAGCATAATCCCGGGCAAGGATCTCTCTGAGTGTGGCCGTTTCAGCGAATAAGGTTTTACCGTACCATTTTTTAGGCCTGCGGCGATTTCCAAGCATTTTGCCCTGAAGCGAACGGGAAGTTTTGTTTTCGGAAACTCCGGATATTTTAGTGCCCTTTCCGACACCCATATCCACAAACTTCCCGTAATAGAGGAATTCAAACTTGATGACAATATTTGAAGCTTCATTGCCGGTAATGGAATACTTGAATGAAGCGCGAAGTTTGCCTGACGGCTCTCCTACTTTATATTTCTTGAGCTTCTCCTTCCATATTCCAATGGTGAAGCCAGCCCAGGCCTTTGCACATTCATCAAGGGTGAGGATTTTCTTTACAGTGGATCCATTGCCAGTTTCCATAAAAAATGATTATCCCGGCAAAGGAAAAGATGAAATGGGTGGTAGTAAAGGACAGGTTTAGTACTGATAATCGCCCAGTGGTGGCCTTACAAGTGACCATTTGGCGGCATTATAACAAAGATCTACGGGAGAAATCAATTTGAACGTGAAGAAAAATCCGAAACAATTATCAAAGATTCCATCAGCCATCTGGTAGGAAACTGAGTTAATTGAAAATCCTACAATTGCTTTGGATGCGCGGAGTTCACACTTTCTCAGATCATAATTCATTCGGGAAATTATATCTGTTCCGATCTGTTTCATTTGCTCAAGCAGGAGCATTTCACCTGCGAAGTCATCAATGTTTGCAAGGCGGCCAAGGATCAGAAACCCTCCGGTGACATCATCAAGGGTGTTGTCATGGTTGGGAGCTGCATAGCTTCCGGAGAGGGTGTTCATGATCAGCGATGGATACTTTATTTTATCGCGCATGGCCCCCAGCGGTTCATTTACATCCATTACGAAAAAACTATTGATGGCCACATGTTGCTGTGCCAGTTGCTGAAAATAATGGAGGTATGCTCTTACATCAGTCATTTTGTGGATATTTTTTAAGGAATTCGAAGTACTCAATTGATTTCTGTTCCAATCCCAGCAGCACATTATACAAATTTGAATTCATTACCCGGTCAAGGCTCTGGTCATCTGTCTTGCCATCGGCCAGGGAGATGATCAGGGTTGACCATCCGCTTTTCTCGTCTTTCTTACCGGGTTTTTCTTTATAGACATGAGGAAACTTCGCGGGAAGCGTTCCTTGAACACCGGAAAAGAAAAGCATGATCGCTTTTTTGATGGCAGGATCCAGTTTCGATATCTCCCTTGCTCTTTTAGCCAGGGTACGATCAACGAAACGCATCCTGGGATCAGGTGATTCAAGGAAATGCCGTTGGATGAACCAGAAAAATTTCTTTCTGCGGAACAGGATAGCCACCATTTCATCAAGGGCTCCAGGATCGGAAGCTTTTCCATATTGCTCATATCTTACCTGTGCTTTGGTAAATTCTCCAAAGCTGCAATATGCCATACCATCTGAGGGACCATAGTACCGGACCCATGGGAATCGGTGAGACCGGATTGATTTCACCAGGGCTTTTGTGAGCTTCACTTCATCGAGGATGAAATTAAGCGTTTCACACATAAAATAGGCATCTTCTCCCGAAATGGTATTCCATAATCGGACCTTGATCCTAAGGAAGTTGAAAAGCAAATTCAATTTGAATTGAGTGGAAGTAATGGGTAGGCTGAAAAGCGAACAGGCATAGCATAATTGCTCAGCGCTCAATTCATCCCAGGTACCAGGTAGGAATCTTGTTAATCTTCCTATTTTAACTTCATTCATGAAAATTCATTTTGAGAATTTTACAATGGCAAGATTTATATCGTGTACGATTGCTCGAATTTCCTTTATTTCAGCACTAATACTCCTATGTTCTTCTTTATTATCTGCAAAAGACTCATGGAGATTTTCGCTATTGGTTTTGATATAGGCAGCAATTGACATTTCCATTGCGGCAATTTTGATATTTACCATTGTTTCAATCTTTGCAATTTTCACATTGGTATTCACCCAGACTGTTATTACGCCACCAAGAAGACATAAAAATGAAATAACAAGGCCGATAATAAGTATAAAATTCTGCCACATGATATCAAGAGAATTAATTATTAAACAACAAAAATAGAATTGGCTGGATCATTTATGAATTCCCCCCTTTTTCCGGAACTCTCCGCTCCTACAAAGCGGCTGGAGTTATAATAGAGCGCATATTTGGAAGCGCTCGCGTTATTGTCAAGGAATTCCTGCAGCATTTTGAGTTCAGCTTCACCATCACGTTGATTTGCATCAACCATTCTGGCAATTCTTTCACTATTTACCTGGGTTTTAGTAGCAATACTATTGAAAGAATTGGAAGCATTATTGAAAATACCCCAATCGAGTACATCAATTGAAATTTCAAGTAATGCCCTGGCCATGGTCAAATGTGCCAATGCCGGGGTGATCATATCAATTATCAATTGTTCATCATCATTAAGATCTGAATTCTGAAATTTATCTTTCAGATCATTAAAAAAAACCAGGGAAAGTGTTGGAATGATATATTTTTTTTCAACACTTGCAATGATTGGCAAAAGAGAAAGGAATACCCTGCGGGAACTGTGAATGTCAGCTTGTAGTTGAAATTCGGCAGCATTCCTTATAAAATAAGGACTCGGAACAAGGGGATCCATTTCTATTGCTTCCTCATTTTCCATAAAAAACGCCAATGCAACATCAATTTGACGATGGGCCCTGGTGATATACGTTTCTTTCAAATTCATGATCTGGTACTGAGGAGCCGGCTTGTGGGTATCACTTGCGATCACCTGGATTCCAGCTGATGAAATGCTGAGCGACATTTCATCAATTCCAAGATATAATGCATATAAGGCCTCTGCATTTCTTAATTTATCAATAAATGATAATTGTAATTCCTCAGCTGTAAGACCAGATCCTGGACCTGGCTTTATACCGGGATCTGCTTCAAATGTTGGATCCTCTATAGGCTTGATATTATCTTCTATAATGGCTAAAATGGCATAATACATATCTATACCAATTACCGGAATGATAAATGTCTCTTCAGCATCTTGAATATAAGGGAGCCAGGGATCAATTGTATTTGAAATATTGATGGATGATGCAGTTCGAAACTGCTGAATTGTTGTAATTAACATGGTCAGGGTTGTGTTTGGTCAATACGTTTTGTGGTTTTTGTAGGGTGTTGACTTTGTGTTTGAGACGTGTCAACTGTGACATAATCAAACTGAATAGTAGGATCCCATTTGTTGAAATCCCTTATAAAGTACAATGGTGCAAGGGAGACTGAACGGTCGGTGCCCATATCGGCATTCAGCATCCAGTAAGCTTCTCTTTTATCTGAGCCACTGCCGGCACCGATGGCTTCTCCCGGGTTTCCTGCTCCGATCAAACAGGGATCCACTCCTATTGCAAAAAGGATTTCCGAATTGGCTGCCTGGCTATCCGGAAGATAGGCAGTGTTGTTGAGTTTATTATCAATAACCTCAATTTTCCAGCCGGTAACGAAATCCATTTTGATTGCATTATACCTTGAATAGGAAATAAAGGATTTGCCGCTATTATCCACATCAGCCAGGAATGAATTTACGTTATTTAGCACCTCCAATTTTTTTGTAGCTCGTTTCTCTGGCGTGTAATCGGGAGCAGGATATTCTCTTTCAAAATAATCATCAGGTATCGTTATGTGATACTTGATGGTCATTTGATTCTTCATAATAGCTGCCTTCAGCGCCGGCACACTATTGGCGATGTACATCCATTTATTTGCCCTCACTGCATTCCAAAGCGGAAGATGATAAAAGGATTTATTGAAGCTGCGATAAAAAATATGCATGGCGAACTGGGGATCGGCATACATGGTACCATTATATTTATCCTGGTCAAACATCGGCAGCGAAACAACCTTGATATTATCGAAGCTTGGATTCATTTCCCACTGAGCAGAATAATACATTGCAGGGATCTTGTTGGCCGGGTCCATCTTGGCGTTTCTGCAATAGGCCGGATCCTTGACGAAAACCCTGTTTATTTTATCCCTGCCTTTGTTCATGATGAATTCAAGCCAGCCATTTGCAAAGGTTTCAAGCCCCATGATCAGGTCAGGCCAGATAAGATTTACCTGGTTAATTCTCAAGAACTCCACGATATCAGGGTCAGTGACCGGGACTCTGACGGGATCCGTACCTGCAGCGCCGGGAGTCTCACGATAGGCGATAATTCCCCGGCCGAAATGAACCCGTTTTCTTTTATCCAGGGCGCGAAGTGCCACGGAATTTTTATTGATATCGGTCAGAACCTCTTGGGGAAACTGGTTGGAATCACCCCAAACGGACCACAGCGAAGGTGAAAGATCATAGGGAGGCGATGTTTTAGGTTTGGCAGCATCGACACTTGAAGCATTGGAAACAATGGCCTTTGCTCCCGGGAGAATTGCGTAATTCCCTTCAACAATAATTCTATCCATCAGAAAAACACTTTTTGGTTATTGAACTCAATGATCAGGCGAATATGGACCTTCCTTATTGCGCCATTTGCAAGAATGATGTTTCGGGTGGAATTCGCAAAATGGTTTGGATTTCGGGAGATTTGCGAATTATCAGCGTGTTTTTTACGCTTATCGAATACAATTTCACCATTTCGGTTCCCGATACATTTCCTGGCATCTTTAACTTCGATAATCTCACCACCTGTTTTATTAGACTTGTTGGCGGTAACAAACCGGATCTGAAAACGTAAAGGGTTCCCTTCGCCATCAAGTTCTTCCATCGTTTGCAGCACTTTGGTAAGTTGGATATAGCCGTTTATCATATCACAATATTAAAAAATCAACCACCTCAGATAAAGGACAAGTTTTTTCTGCCGTACGAAACAAAAAAAAGGCGTTCCGGCGTTAGCCGGAACGCTTGATCACTGAAATGAGCTGTTAGAAGGTGATTTTCTTTTCAACATCTTCGATGCTCTGATCGAAAGCGTCTCTGAGAAATTCAACCACTTTCTTAACCCCAGGAGTAAAGCTTGTGGTGAAGACATTCCCGTCTGAATCATTCAGCCGCATGGAACAGTTGAAATCATTGGAAGAAGTCTGAAACCGGTCAAGCTCGGAGCGTGTCTGCACCAGTTTAGCCCTCTTTTCGACAACCAGTTGGAGATTTTCAACCTTGAGAATCTTTTCCAGCATGGTCATCTCCTTTTTTACAGGCTCCGGTTTCACTTCAGCGACAGGTTCCGGTGTGATGTTCAGAATCGGTTTAACCTGATCAGCGGCAACTTCTGCAATGATGGTCTCTGCTGCGACAACGGTTGAATCAACTGCGCCATTTGGCTTTCCGTTCGTCGGCTTGATGATGGTGGTAGGCTTTGACATTGTATTTCGCTCCTGCCCTGGAGACTTATTTAGGCATCTGGCACAGCCTGGTTTAAGAAAAATTTATGCCTTTCAAACAAACGGAATGAAAATTCTGGAACAAAGGTTCGGGTCAGATTTTTACTTTCAAAAATCTGAATGAACCCGAAGGGAGGCTCGCCAAGAGACGATCTATGCGCCAATGCGAGCCACCTTTAGTGACATGATATTTTCATGAGTTTACCTTTGCATGAAATTTTGAGTAATAGTGCGTGGGGATTTTGGTGCAGCACCAAAGAAAAATCGTTTACCAGAAACTACGAATAAAAAAAATCAAGCCGTTCCGAATTCCGGAACGGCTTGAAACATTCAGATCATTCCCGATATGAAGGATACTGATTTTGGTAATTTTCTTCATCCTGAAATGATGCCAGCGAATGGCGGTAATCAGCTTCACCACACGCGAAATGTTCGGCATGGTTACCATTTGGCCAGTAAATGATCTCTTCGCCTTTTCTAATCGGCTTCTTGCAGGTATAACATGTGCCGGCGAAGCGTGATGTCATTTGCCTGGGGTCCAATGATCTTCCTTTGTGACTCATTTTGTAGATATTTAATTATGAATAAAAAAAGCCGTGAACTCCCGTCCACGGCTGGTTAAGATTCTGTTAGAAAGGTGCAACCTCCTCAGATAATTCAGGTACCTGAACTTCTTCTTCATCAAGGATGATTTGTTCGGTTCCCAGAATATATTCAGCTGCTTTCTCTGCCCGGGAAGCAGCCCACATGATCCATTTCTGATTATCCCGCAGAGATGCTGCCCAATCCCGGATATAGGCATTTGAATTGCGCTGTCTTTGGGTTAATCCTGCTCTGTCTGCCAGAAATGAAGAACAAAGTTCAGCGACAAGTTCTTCCTTAGAATAAAGTTCATCGCCGAACTTGTTTTGAAAGGCCTCAAACCTGTTCAATCTTTTGGGATGGCCTACACTATGGGCACATTCATGGTAAAGAATCCTATAAAAATCTTCAGTCGTGGCATACTGGTTTTCCGAGGGCATAGTGATCAGATCAGCCACCGGTGAGTAGCTTGGCGAGATGTCCAAATCAGCGTAATGTATTTCAGGTCTTCCTTTATAACCTGAAATAATCTGTTCTGCTGGTATATGCTGATCTGATTTCCTGTCGATGGTCGCTTTGTCAAGCCCGGCAATTTTCTGTTTGCCGGTATCATCGAAGTCAGCCTGTTCGCTGTTGAAAATGTGATAGTACCGGAGGATAAATTTGCTGTCCGTTTCCCCGGTACTGGCATTTTTCGTATCAGTTTTCTTCCAAAAGACAATCAGAGTGGACTTTTCGCCTTTGCGAACCTGTCCACCATTGGCACGGATTTGTCCGAAGGTTCCGTAAACCCGGCTTTTAAATTGGTCATTGGACAAAATCAGGTAGTTGATCCCCCGGTAAAAATGACCGTTGAGACTCACCGGTGATGGCAAGTCCCAGAATTTCTGCCAGTTTCCGGATGTTTCCAGGTTGGCAATGATCTTTTCAGTAATAGCAGCATAAACTTCAGCATTATTCATTTTTGATGCCCCTGCCCCGGGGACTTGTTTTGGCATCTGGCTCGCCGGTTGGAATTTCTATTGCTTAAAGCAATTACCGGATCGGGCGAATAAAGTCAAGGGTGTTGGTCAGATTCTATTTTGAATCTGAAAACATGAAACTTAGCCCTTGACAGTTTCGGGTAGGTGTATCGTGAACCCATAAAGAATCGATATAGGTAACTTTAGGAAATTCCAAGTTAGAGACTCCTAAAACCAGATCAACTCAAGTGGGCTTTCTTTTGGCCAAGCTTTTTCTTTGCCCTGCATCATCAAAGAAAAAGCGGTACCAGAGTAGTTGTGACAAAAAAAAAGAGCCCTGGTTTCAGGACTCTTTCATGGAAGGGATAGTGATTAGAAGGGAATTTCGTCTGTCGGATCCGGCTTCGGTGAAGGGGATGAAGTTTTCTTTGTTTTGAGCGATTTCTTTGAAGGTGTTGGAGGTTCAGCTACTGTGGAAACTTCTTCCACCAGCTTGTTTACATAAACTGTATGAGTGTTTTCAAACTGATCCGGTTCTTTCATTTTGGCTACTTCAAAAGATAAGTACTGTTCTCCTTTGAATTCGTGGGTGAGTTCTGTAATTGCAGCTAAGTTGAAACTAACTTTGATGATGTCCAGATTCGCAACTTTTTTACCTTTTCCGATGTAGATTTTCGTGTAAGTTTTCATGACTGAGTTTTTTAGGGTTAAATTATGTGCAAGTGTCATTAAGCTCACGGAAGGGCACTCAAGGAGGAACTGGAATACCGGAGACTTACCCGAGGATATGCCGGGAAAATCCTTGAATGAGTGGAACTGTACCCTGGATTGAGATAATAACTTAGCAGAGAATTAATACCTAAACTCGGTCAGACAACCAACCAATCAAAAATGCAATTGGGAAAGTCACCAATAGCAAATTTATCAGAAAGTCAGGGAAATACCAACAGAATAAAGAAACACATCTCACAGCGGAGACTGATACCATTAGTATTTTGAAGTAAAATAAGCGTAGGATGCTAGTGATAACTCATTTTACTTCTTCTATGCTATTTTGTTTACAACACTTTTTGTAGCAGCTATTTTTTTGCCAGCATACAAAACCACATCTTTTATAACCAATTTCTGAATAGCGGAAATTAAGATTTCCATTATTGCGTAATTTGGATGGTTATTTTGCGTTGGAAGTGAAATATTTAATTCATTTGCATCCTTTGCATAAAAATTTCTTGAATAATCAAACTGTCCTGAATGAGATGATTTGTGAATTGCTGCTGTTACAAAAATAGATTCAAATTTTGGTAAATGTTCAGTATGTACAACAGCAATATGGTCATCTCCACCATATTTATAGTTTCGGTATTTTGCAGAGCCAAACATATCAATTGTAGTGGTATTTTCTGGAAAAATGGTAACATTATTTCCAATAAATGCTGAAATACCTTCATCAGTTTCACCAGCCGTTACAAATGGTAATGTTCCAGAAATTCTGTCTGCACTTTTTAGCCGTTTACCACGAGTAGATTTTCCAAATAATTTTTCAAGATTAAAGGTTTGCCATTTGATATTCGCAAAATTATCTAAAACTTGTTGTTCTTGTTCTGTTAAAGTGTAACCTTGTAGTCCGGTAGCTGAAAAATAGGCTTCCAGCTCCGTTATACGCTCTGCTTCCAGTTCTGCTATGTGCTCTGCTTCAAGGTCCGCTATAAAGATTTCCATAAATTCAAAATCTATTTTGCCGTTTTTAGTTGGAAGTTGGATCACCATATCTTTGTAAATTTGCAAACCTGGTTTGCTATTGTAAGAAAATTGATACATCAGCTTGGAAATTGCAACTGAAATAAAAATACCATTTTGTTCATTTAGCCAGTCTGCTTTAGCTGTGATAACTTGACTTGCACCAAATTCTCTTTGCTGATAAGAAACAGCAGGTAGGGTTACCCCTAAAACAATACGATTACCAGAAACAGGGGCTTCGTCATGATCGATTAGCCATTTTTTATTAACAGTCCGAGAAAACATATTGTTAAACATAGATTGAACAATATAAGGAACTCCACTTTCTGTGTTATCTGTAGGTATTTCCTTTTGAGATTTTGCCTGTTTGATTGCCTCAAACTCAAACAAATCACCTAGTTTATATTTGCCCCACTTAACATTTTTTATTTTTTTGTTAAGTGGAGCATCTATTTTCCCAAGCTTTCCTCCACTTTACTTTGTTGTTTTAGGATTTTGCTTACTTCCCAAGCTAAGTAATTACTTACGGTTTTTTTGAAATCTTGCAAAGTTGGTATAGTATCTATCGGCGCTGTTTTGTTCCAATCAGTACCATTTCTGGGATCAATGGTGTTTTCGTAAAACTCTTTTTCAGTAAAAATATTGAGTTTACTTTTGCCAAAACGCACCAAGTTTACCAATTCATCATACCGTTCTTTTGCACGTTCGGTGTCTTTAAGGTTGTTGCTTGCTTTTTTACGGTTGGTTCTAGTGTAGCCATCCTTAGAAAAATCGATAAACTTCACCATCTCATCTTTTTGGTGTTTTTCGTTTACTTTAAAAACATATATACTGGTTTGTACGATTGATTTGCCTAAAAATAAATCAATTGGCATTTTGATACTCGCCAAAAGTGTATGTTTTTCTAATATTTTTCTGGTATATTCTTTGGCTCTTCCCGAACCTGCTGAGTTTTGAATAATAATAGCAGCATAACCCTTATTCATCATGCCAAGGGCTTTTTCCACAAAGTTCATCCCATTACCATTAGCAGAATACGGAGGATTAAGTACAAATGCATCAGCGGGGAATTTGTTGTCAGTTTTGCCAAAACCGTAATTTCCACCAAAATCTTTTATTGAATCTTTATTTAAAATATTGGAGCTTCCGTCACCCATTAAAATCATATTCAGAATTGCCAACATATACACACTTGAAAGCAATTCCAGTCCTAGCAATTGTTCGGCTTTTATTTTGATTTCTTTTTGAGTAAGTTCTTCAGGTGAAGTAATGGTGTTTTTGGCATCATTAAGCATTTCATTCATAGCAGCGACCAACAATCCCGCCGAACCTGTAGCAAAATCCCACACATAAGAATCTTTATTTACCCTTGCTAATTTTACTAAAAGAGAAGCTACATAAGAAGGTGTCAAAACTACATCATTGAGTTTGTCTTGCGAAAAACCAAGCCAGCCATACATTTCATTAAAAAGCTTCCCTGTAAAATCAGTAGTTAAACCTATCTTATAATATATTCCCAAATCATCTACAATTTTTGTAAAAACTCTTTTGAGTTGACTTTCACCGTTTTCAACTTTATTGATATTTTCAGTGGTAAGTGTATTTTGTAAAGTTCTAACAATGAGCTCTTTTTTCTCTTTTGGTAGTTCCTTTTCGTCTAAAAAGGCTTTTATTTTTCTTACTATTATTTCGCCGTCAGTATTGCCTTTTTCTGAAGAAGATTTTAAATCAGATTTTTCAAGAGGAGAAACTTTGCCAGGTATTCCAAGTGTTGCAATAATTGAAGCAGCAACGAGATATACACGGTCATTTTCTCCTAAACCTTTTTCGTTTTGGTAAATATCGTTGTTGAGCTTTACTAAGCTGGAATCAATTTCTTTTTCTCGTTGTTCTTTGAGTTTGTCAATTTCTTCTTGCGTTAAGCTCAAAGTTTTTACTTTTTCAATGAACGCATCAAAATTTTCTTTTTTTAGAAAAGAAAAATCCGAGAATTCGCCAATTTTTTGTCCAACCCCAAAATTGCTTTTTGAAACATAGTACACGCCAATTTGGTGTTGTATTTTTCCGCTTTCGTCTTTATAACCTGTCATTCCGATAGTGATAATATCGGTATGACTGGTATGATGAAGCAAAGCATTGGCATAATGCACCGCACCGTTTACAGCAAATGAATTGATGTTTTTAAAATTGGGGTCGTTTTTTGCAGTTCTGTTTTCAACCTGTCCGTAACTGTCAAGTTTTACGAGTTTGTCTTTATAACCTTTGTACTCAATAAGAACGGGATAAAAATCTAAATTTTTGTCTTGTAGTAGCAGTTTAGTATCAGGACGATTTGCCCCTGTTCCACCATTTTTTGTGTAATAATCATAAAGTGCTTTGTCTATTTCAGTATTTAAAGACTCTTGTTCTAATTTATAATCTAATTTGTAAGATTTAAGCCAGCCATTAGCTAAATCTGCAATATTTGGTTCTATTGATTGTACCATTTTTATTCCTTTCATTAATCACGATTTTCTTAAATATTTTTAATGTTCAAAGATGCAATTTTATTTTGGCTTATTTGGGATGGTTTTCCCACCAAATTAAATGGTGGCGAGCGACAGTCTTTGGAAACCTTATACCTTGCCCGGTCGATACCTCGATTGGTGCAGTACATTCCTATGTTAAATTATTAAGTTGACTTGAGATCATCTTTCGCTTTTTATCCCTTTCAATCTTTTCTATTTCTTCATCAAGAATGATTTCAATTGATGTTCTTAAAAGCGTAAAATATTCCCTACATTCATTTTCCTCAAGCTCATGTAATCCTTTACTTAAAATTGAATGTATTTTTTTATTTGTTACAAGGAAATTAGGTAATTTTTCCTTTGCAAATTCAATTTTACCTTTAAAATCAGATTTGTTTACCAGATCTTGGTTAACCTTTCCTTCAGCTATAAGTTCCGACAATTTAGGATTTACAATATATTTTTCTAAAATTCTTCTCAAATAAACAAATGAACCAACACCAATTCCATGAGAAGCCAATCCGATTGCTTTGTTTAATTCGTTATAAATATTTGAACCAAGTTTCCGATATTTCTCAATTTCCTTATTTGATAGGTCTGCTATTGAAGGGCTTTGGCCAATTTTGATCACTTTGAAATTCATTACTTTAAAAATGAATATCAAGTCGTGTGTAGCATCGCTTTCGGGACGAGGACACTGAAATATTCTTTGAAAAGGTCCCATGTTAGCTAAAGCCTTGATAAGAATATTAAAATTCCCAGTCATTCCTGTATGATAACCTGCAGAAACTAAGGTGTTTGATATATGATCCTCTGATTCTAAACTAATAAAAGTCGTATCTTTTTTACAAATTGGGCAATATGAATCAAGAGTTTTTATTACCGGCGAGAATGTCGATCTTTCAAAATAAAACAAGATCGCCATTAAATTAAAAAAGTCAAGTTCGTTTACCTCAACTTCTGAGTAGAGGGAATCCATTAAAAAGAATTTTGCAAAATCAAGTTCCATATTATTTGTTTTAGTCACTATCGGTATACGTTACTCAATACCTAAGCAGTAAAATTAAATCATTCTCGCAATATCAGCGGCATAACCCCTAAAATATCTTAGAATCCTCCCCCTCCCATCACAACCATCTTAACCCCAACGACCAAAAAAAGCCCCGGTTTCCCGGGGCCTTCCCTCATAGACACCCTTCATCAGCGAATGAATAATAGGTGTCGTTCCCAACAATGATGTGATCCAGCACCGCTATTTCAAGCAGTTTCCCTCCATCCACGATCTTCTTGGTGATCTTGCTGTCTGCTTCCGATGGCGAAGGGGTCCCCGAGGGGTGATTATGACCCAGGATGATGTTGCAAGCCCCATTATCCAGGGCAAACTTCCAGATCTTCTTCGGGTCTACTACTGTTCCGGAGATACCGCCCTCTGAAATCCTCATCTTCTTCATGATCTTGTTTGCCCGGTTCAATGTCAGAATCCAGAATTCCTCATACGGCAGATCCCCGATCTGAGACTGAAAGATTTCAAAGGCATCCCGGGAAGAGCTGATCTTTGTTCGGCTTGCAGCTTCTGACTCGTTCCTGCGCCTGGCAAGAGAGAACATGGCAACGATGGTCAGTGCCCTACCCTCCCCGATCCCTTTGATCTTCTGCAATTCAGAGTAGCCGAACTTCCAAAGGTCTGCCAGGTTGTTCCCACTGGCCATCAGCAGGGTCTTTGCGATATCCAGCGCGTTTTCCCCTGCGATCCCGCTGCCGATGACAAGGCTCAGCAGTTCTGCATCAGACATGCTGGAGGTTCCTTTCATCAGCAGCTTGTAACTTGGCAGATCATCCTCTGCCCAGAGCTTCATCGGAAGGCCGTGTTTGTAAAAGGAGAGCGGATCAAGAACGGTTGGACTGTTTAAAAAAGACTTTTTCAATAGATTGGCCCCTGCCCCGGGGACTTATTATGGCATCTGGCACGCCGGTAAGAATTTGTAATCCTTTACCGGATCGGTGAGAATAATGTCAAGAGTGTAGGTCAGATTCTTTTTTGAATCTGAATACATTCACATGCTCTTGACAGTTTCGCAGTGCAAGTGCCGTAAACCAGAACCGACACGATACAGGTAACTTTATAAATTCTTAGCGGAGAGATTCCTACAACCAGACCACATCACAAGGGCTTTCTTTTTGCCCGTCTTTTTCTTTGTCCTGAGCCATCAAAGAAAAAGCGGAATCCCGGGAGGTACGACCATAAAAAATGGCAGACAGTCTGTGACTGCCTGCCTGATGTTAATTTTCTATTCTGAATTGCTTCTGAAATTCTTTAAATTCCCATTCGTAAAGGGCCGATTGTTCTTCGGTCATTTCTTCTGAAAAGCCTGGGTAATAAATTTGTTCGATGTGCTGAATGAACATTTCTTCGATGGATTGTCTGCGGGTTTCTTTCGTAAGTGCGGTCATGGCAGTGAGTTTTAGATTGTTGATACTTGAAATTTTCTGACCGCGAAGCGTTACACCGGATCGATTGGATTCAAGTCAAGGGGGCGGGTCTGGTTGGCACAACCTGAAAGCCTACGGAGTACGACTGTTCCTGAAGGAGGTCGCCCTTGACAGTTCCAAGCTGCAGCACTCTACAAGCTGGAAGCCCTGTCGATATAGGTAGCTTAGTAAGGATTTCAAGTATTATATTGTGCGGTGGGTTTGCTTGCTTTTTCAAAGTTGCCCGGGAGAGGTTTCTTTTTGCTAAGCTTCTTCTTTGCCTTAGATCATCAAAGAAAAAGCGTGGCCGAAGGAAAGGCATATTTATCAGGGGATTGCAGGCTTTCTCTTTTGCTTATTTGCTCTTTAATTCAAAGAGAAAAGAAGTTCAATTCAGGCCAAAAAAGGCCTGTTTGTCATCAAAAAAACACCAATTAACTCTATTTTAGCGCTTTGTACTGCGTTAAAATTAGTTTTTTGCCTTTTGGCTGTCAGCAAACCACGCCCCGCCCTGTGGCCGTTACAATTGTGAAGCGCAAATTTGAAAGGATATGTGAAATGCAGCCATGTAAGGAGGGCACCCGGAAGTAACATAATATCAACACTTTACAAAGATAATGCAACCAAGGGCAGGGAAAGGGCACTGAGTGACCAAATAAAAGGTGCCATATAGCAGTATATCAGCGTATTAACACTGCTCCCCTATGCTATATTGCTCCCCTTAAGTTTATAGGGGCAATATACCATATCCGATTATGTTTGTGATTTTGTTTTCTGAAATGTCTGCTTTACCTTGGACAATTAAAGGATCATCATGCCGAACCCATGATCACTGGAAGAGGTGCTTTGATAGAAGAGCCAATAATAAAGGTTATCTGTTGCATCACTCAGGTCTGTTGCCTTCCACCTGGGCTGATCTGTTCTGCGTTCTGATGACTTATCCTTCTTGAATTCCTGGGGAGTGATTGGGGCGGCATCCATTGATACATAAGTTTCCATTGCATTGTTGGCATTGATCTTAAAGGCAGGAACACCAGGCATTTCACCTGAGAGGAACTTATGCCAGAATAAAAACTTATCCATGTGAGGGATCTCATGTAATTCAGCACACAATCTGACTGACCATCCTGCCTTTGTCAATTGTTCTGTAACAGTATCAAAGTAACTCAATCTTGATGCTGCATCATTGCGCCTGATGCCATCACTGCCGCCATATAGATTGACATGCTTGTTATTATGGTGCAGGTAATAGTTAATGAATCTGTCAACCAGTACTTTCAATGTTTCATTCTCAACATAGAAATTATTGATAATCGGGAATTCATTGACTGCCCTGTGCCACTGGCTTACAATCATGCAGTTTTGTGTTGAGCCAAAATCGAATGATGCATACAGTATTTCATTGGGATAGCAATCAGCATCACCCCTGCTGTCAATGGTGCCCTGGTCCCCTATGTCATGACCGATTGAATCATAAAATGAATAATTGTATGAATCGTAATAGGTATGTTCGGTGGCATTTAGTGATGGATAAAAACCGTTGAGATTTTTGACTCTTCGAATGTTTTCGACTTCGATATCGTAGATCATTTTCGGAAGTACCCGTTTCAGATCCCGGAAATATCGCGGTCCTAAAATGAACTCATTGTGCATAGCACTGGCTTCCAAAAACATGAATTCTTCCGGAAATTCTTTCATCAATTTTTCATACTCAAAAACCCAGTCTCCTGCAGGAGTTAATGGCTGAGAACCCAGGAACAATGTACCATGATGAAAACGACATTTTCCAAAACGATTATTATTGCCACGATTGGCCGGTAAAACATCGCTATCAATTGCTGATTTTTTCAGTTTGGTTGCTTCATCGAAAACCATGAAATCATAGGATCCGCTCCTGGCCATTTCCGGCCGGTCAAAGGAATTGAATTCTACGACAAAACCATTGAAAAAATGAATGCAATTGGTATAATCCAAAGGGGGTTGAAATGGTTCAAGCCAATTATACTTTTTTGGCGCTTTCATCCCGATATAATAATGGATTCCACGATAAAGGCCACGGCGCTCCCAGTGGTCAATGATCGGGGGCAATGATTTTGTGCGGATATGGAAATATGTCAAGCCATTGAGTGATATTTTTCCCCGGGGCATGGTGATCAGGCAATCTATGACTTGATCAGCAATGATCGTTGTTTTTCCAACACCACGGCCACCAATAAACATTTTATGTGGCTTGGTGCAGGATCTGATTACAAATTGCGGAAAATTGTAATACGGAGCTGTTTTGATATCGGTAACTTCAACGATCTTCATGATTCTTCTCTTGCGGATTCATCAATTTTCCAAACATCTGTAAAATCTGCCATCGGGGAAAGCTTGACCTGTTCCATGAACAGGTCGTACTGCAGGAGGATAGCTTTTTGAGTAGTCTTATCGATCAGTTTGAACATGGGACTGTCAATGAAATTGAAATTCACCTGCAGGAGCTGAACCGGTGGTTGTATTTTGGAAGCATCGGGAATATCAACATCATCTTTATCCAGGTTGTTTGCCCTGATGATATTCTCCATTGCTTTATTCATGTTTTTGAGATCCTTAGCCTGGTGCGCCATTTTCATTGCAATGGTTGCCCATTCAGTGATCATATATCGAATTGCTTCTTTCGTTGCCTGCTGTACATTTCCAAAAATATTTTTAGAATTAAGCAGATCCCGATAAGCTTGTCTTTGGCTGATGCAAAATTTTCGCATCAGAATTGAAGCTGCGTTTTTATCTGTTTCAAAATCTGCAAGCTTTAATGAATGAGCTGCATCAAGTCTGATCCTTATTTTTTCATCTTCGTCATTGAGTTGGGTTCCTTCAATATAATACAAGCGGATACGGTCTGTGACCGTTGAGCTTTCCAATTTTAGCGGGATCATATATCTTCCATTTTTGATTCGCGAATAATTTTCATTGCTTCGGTCTGCGCCGGCGAAGATCCATTTGCAGCAAGTTCAAAAATTGATTTTCTTACCTGTGTTATTGTTTTCATCCTGCCGGTTTGAAATCTCTTCCAGGCTTCGCCAGCTTTGTCTTCCAGAACATTTACAAATTCATCCGGATCAAGCTCAAGCATGGTTGCGATATCGTTTTTACAAAGCATCAGCGAAGACATTTCTTCTATCTGATCGAGTAAATCTTCAGTCATTTCTATCAAAGTCTGAGGTATTATTGAGTTCGGCCAAAATCCATGACCTGTGGAACAGGGCAATCTCTTTTGAGTTGCAGATCACCCCGGCTTCAATGCGGGGATTCCTGGTATAATTCGCTGAAGTGACAATACTATACCAATGAGCTTCATTCATGATAACAGTAACCTTGGCGTGACACTTTGCAGCTTTTATATTCGTGGTAATCTGCTTGAGAAACTGAAGCTCTGCCGGTTTATGAATACCGTTGCGGTAATCGAAGATTCCGGAAAGTTTTGTGATCATGCCGGTATTGACAAAGTTATAAAGCTGTCGAATGGCATACTCAGATATCGCCCAGGTTGTAAATGTTACTTCAGCCGGACCGGTCTGGTTCAAAAAGTGGAACAGAAGGTCATGGGTGGACCATTCTCCCATGGAAGCATAGTGAAGTGATTCACCTGGTGAAACGATGCCGACCACCTGATCCACCTTTTTCCCGACTTTGCCAATGGCAACGCGGTTTTTGGTATTCTCGATTGCCGATAAAGATTTGTGAAGCTCTTTCTTCTGTTTGAGATCAGATAACCTGAATAGTGCCATTATGATAAAAGCTTCAAAGTTTCTTCCAATTGTTTTTCCCAGGCTGTGAGTAATCCTTCATTGTATTTTCTCCTGGAGATATAGAAGGGATCCTTGATCCTTTTCTTATAGAAGGAGATTTTTGTGCGGATGTTTATTTTTCTCTTTTCAAGCTCTGCTTGCGAAAGGTCAGACACCTGTTTATCCGGTGGCTTCAATTCAACTATTTTCTCTGGAGGAAGTACACCATGTTTTTTGAAATGATCATGGCGCTCGTAGTCCTCAGTAATTTGATCTGAAAGTTCAAGGATCATCAAAGCATCATTTTTCCGTTGCTCTTGAGAAACATGCTCCAGGGTGGAATGAAGATGATCCCTTAATTTTAATTTATCCTTGATGGCATGGAACAGATCCTGGTCCTCCTGGGCAAACTGGCCGGCAGGAGGTATAATGATAACAGGTTGATCTTCATTAGCGGCATTTCGCGGCATTGGTACATGAGTACTCCCTTTTTTCTCCCGGGCAAAAGGAACATCGAGGAGCTGGCCTAGTTCGTAGGTCAACGTATCTAAATGTTCCTGGCAGAATTCGCTTCTTTCAAGAATTCTTTTCAAGTTTTGGCTTTGTCCAAAACGGCTGTACAGATGCACTCCGGTTTCAAAATCCCGGTCAGAATCAAGCCAGGATTTAATTTCAATGTTCATTGAGCAGGTCTTTTTGGTTTTTAAGGAATTCGTGCCATTCAGGAGATTTTCGATCTGGCGCAAATGAGAATGATTTGGGATGGACCCGGTACTGCATCAGGATATCTTCCATGTTATAAATCGTATATCCATGAAGCAGAAATTTCACCCAAAGGGCATAGTCTTCCGCAAGCGTTGACGATGTAGGATCATAACCACCTACCTCCATGATGGCGGCCTTGCGGAAGGCGATGCCCGGGTGATTAACGAACCAGTGCCCAGGCATCGTCAACGCCCGGGATCTGGTAATCTCTGTTGGATGGTTGCTATACCAATCCATTTTTTCATTAAACAGGTGAATTTGCACTCCGCAAATATGACGGTCAGGATGTTCCTTGAAATAGTGATCATGTTTGGTGAGCAGATCAGGATCTGCGACATCATCAGCATCCATCCGGACTATCAGATCACCATTACAATACTGCAGGCCATGATTGAGCGCTGCAGCAATCCCCTTGTTTTCGTTAGTCCGAACGATATTGACACAACAATCACGCTGAGTGAGGCCATAAATGTAATCTGTAATTTCTCCACGGGGATTATTGTCATCGACAATAAGAAATTGAAAATCATAATGGCTTTGATAGATGATAGACTCTACTGCATTTTTTAACCAGGGAACGGGAGTGGCAAACACTGGCATCAATACATTGATTTTCATGATTTGCTGTATTTGGGTTTGATTAATTTGTCATCATGCCAGTAAACTTTAAAGTAATCATTCTTGTATTGATTACCCGGGATCAGATTCGGAACGAACTTGGAAAGCTTACAAATAACAGGAAAGCTCAGTTGGTCCTGTGTGGTCCATTTGATAATTTCCCACCACCATTTTCCCATAAGGGAGCGAATAGTTTCCGATTGGATCCGGCGAACCATTACACCGCAGGCGTAAAGGCCGCCATGTTTGGGATAGATTGAATTGTAAAATGCAATCTGACCATCGATGTTTTGTCGCTGGTATTTTATGAGTGGTTTTGATGCTTGAGCTTCATCATAGATGCAATCACGCTCAGGATGGGCGTAAAGCGCCATATCCGCTTCACCCAATGAGTCCAGGCAATGCCTGACGAAATCGGGTGAAGTGATCCCGATAGAACCATCAATGAAAATCATGATATCGTAACGGTCAAGGGTATAAGCTTCCCAGGGGAACAGTTTGAAAAACTTTGCCCGGAGCCGGTCGGGTAAATCTTTGGTTGGATATTCAATTGGGATGATCTTCCAGCGCTGGCCATCACCGGCCTGGCCGAAGGCGGTACCATGTTCAATATCTACATTATCTGTGATGCAGAAGAAATCTGCATCCACTGACTGTTTCATAACAGGCAGCAGATAATTGTAGTTGCCAAAGATTGTCGTGTAAACGGCAACTCTTTTCTTTGATGGTTTTTCATTGAAGACATCCAGTTCCTTCTGAATCTGTTTTCTCCAACCATCTCCATAAATCATGTTCATCCCGAAATTCAATTCTGTTTTTGCCTGCGTTTCATATTCCCTCAAGGTACCATTGACGTTTATGGTTTGCTGGCCGATATGGTAAAAGACTGATTGATCATCGCAGTATTGTTTCAGGCCGGCATGTTTCATTCTGAGTGCCCAGTCAAAATCGCAGCCATATCCTTTTGAGAATATTTCATCGAACAGGCCGATCTGTTCAAATACATCGCGCCGGATTACCGGGGCGGTGAACTCGATACACTTAACCTGTCGGATCCCGGGGGAGCCATTGTCTTTACACTGCTTCATCCAGCAGTTATAGCTTGGTGTGACCATGGAATATTCATGGTCATCCATCAATTGCTCAATGCGCTCAATCGAGTTACGGCCAATTTCGATATCCGAATTCATCAGCCAGAAGGCCTGGTAATAACCTCCATCACTGCGAAGGATTGATGTAATTGCCCTGTTCCAATTGGCTGTAAAGCCTAAATTGGTTTCGAAGCGGATCACTCTTTCCTTGGGAAGGAGTGTGAGCATGTTTATGTCTGAACCATTGTCTATGACGATGGCTTCGGGCACCTGCTCGCATAGCCTGAGCGTAAGCTCTGGCGTGTTATAGTGAAGGATTAATTTGGCGATAATCATAATTCAAAGCGGGATTTGTGTGGGAACGTTGATGAAAGGAAATTTTTCAGATTGTCGTTTAAGCCGGCATTGTTGTGATTGAGGTAAGTTTTCCCCTGACATTTTACTGCCAGATCCCCTTCGGATGAAGTATAGAAGGGATTATCAATATTGTCGTAGAAGTGAATAGCAAAATCTTTGCTGAAAAGCCTGGGATAGGTGAATGGGAAAAATGTGTTGTGGTAAAGGGATGATGTGAGAAGTCTTTTTTCAAGAGCGGCATAAATGGTGATCACCCACTGGAGCTTTTCTTTATTGAAAAGTTCCGGCAGGTGGGTTTCCGTGTTCCATGCCGGATATCCCTTCTCCCGAAGAACATCAAGTGTATGGTACAGTTGTCCCCACCATGTGCCGAATCTCTCTGGAACCTGGTCGAAAGCATACATTGCTTTGAATGTTCCTATTTCCATGATATCGACATCCTTCAGAATGTAGATGTCGTCGTACATCCTGACGAAGTAAAGCGAAGTATCGGGATGTGCGTTAAAAATTAATTGTTTGGTAATTGCATCATAGAGGGTATTCTCCTGGATCCCTTCAACTCTTGAATGAGGGATATATAAAACAGAAGAGGGATCAATCCACCCAGGGAGATCACCGACAATGACAACCCTAAAATCAAATTGGAAATGCCTTTCAATAGAACGTAGTGAATAGCGAAGTTCCTGCCAGGTTGCTTCAATTTCGAAGTAAGGGTAATAGACATCAATCATGACACGAAAATAGTGTCACAATTGTGATACGTAAAGGACAGGATTTTTAAAATTAGGTAGCTCTGGAGATCGGGGCTGATGTCACTTTGAGCGGGTTAATAGTGCCTAACGTCTTGCTTGCAACCGTCCCCAAGGTAAACCTTTTAAAGCGTCACCAACGCTGGTTTTATGGAGGTTGAAAGCTCGTTAGGCTGTTTTTTTCTTTATTTTTTCAAGTTCGTATATGCTTGATACCACAGTTCTGAATGTAGCGGTCGATTTATTTGCATCAATGTTGACTAATTTCCCATGAGCTACTTTATTTCTTGTTGAAATAATATCGCTTAGATTATTTTTAGAAATAGAACCTATCGGCCAACTAATACCCAATAATGTGCTTGTAAGTTTTAAAAGTTTTTCAGGCATAGTTGATTCTTTCAGGAAGATATCAATGCTTTCGTTATCAATTCCTTTTTTCGCTAGGGATTCAGTAAAACGTTGATTAATATATGATTCGAGTGCCATTGCTGAACTTAAAAAGGAAAGTAGAAAATTCTTATTTAATTTTTGTTCTTTGGCGTAGATTAAAAGGTGTCTCCATGAATCAAGTTTAAGATCTTTTGTCCTTCCGTAAACCGCCCAATCAATCCTGGCTGTTTTCCCAACTTTAATAATTGACTCAGGTGCGAAACTCAGGGCGAATGTTCTTTCAGATGAAACTACTTTTATAGATTTTCTATTTTCTATGATCAATGGTTCGACACAAACACTTGTATTACCACCATAAGGGGATAACATGACTTTGTTAATGATTGGTACTTCTTCATTAAGATTAATCGTGTATACAGTACCAACGGTAATTTCGCAAGACCCATATAAATAAATGTTACTTATGAAACTATAATCAGATGCAAAATGATCTGCACAATAATCATTAATTATTCCCTGTTCATACGAAAAATTATTGCCGCATTTGCACTTATATAGATCCATGAGATTAGTATGATTGTTGTCCTTCATTGCACCAAACAAATCCCTTCCACTATGACATTTGTCACAAGTAATTCCAAAATGTGTATTAAGTCCGAGTAACGTCATATTGAAAATGCTGTCTGACGCTTTGCCTGTAAAACCATGTGCCGTTATAACTTTTGATAAGAAGAAAAACCCTATCAGTTTAGGTTTTACAGGCTTATTTAGGTACAGTTTGAATTAGTGGTTTTCTTCTTCATTCATATATACCTCAAGCGCATTTATAATAACAGATGATAATCCTGAAATAAGCAACAAAAATATTTGTGCATAGTAGATCCAATATGGGATTGTTGACTTATCAACAATTAAAATAATAACTAGTAATGTTAAGCTAGGGGCTAAACCAAACAATATTATTAGTGCCATAAAGCCACTTATTGCATAAAAATTTAAATTCTTTAATGGAGCAGTTTTTACACCTGTATGTAAAATTTTAATGATTAATTGCCCAAATAGTACGGAAGCGACAATTGACCATTCTGGTACTTTAATAATCTCATTCCATGAGTTATGAGATCCTAAAGCAATTGTTATAATGAGAAAAGGTAATAAGATGAAGCAGCATTCCCCTAAAAGAAACCACTTTGCTTTCTTTTCAGCATTATTTTCTGCGTTTTGTTGATTATTTCCGTTTGCCATACTGTTTTTTTTAATTCAAATTGCACCTAACGCTTAGTAGATAAGGTTTTTGCGAAACTATTTTGGGATCGCACAGTGATCCCGGTGCTGCCAAGAATAAGCCTTATTTGTTAGGTGAAGATGGATTTTTAATATTCTAATTCTTGATTTCTGTTTGTTAAATAAGTAAAAATGTCCTTGTTAACATTATTCTCAATTGTTTTGACAATTTCTGCGAACATAATATTTGAAACTTCAAAATCGTGAATATTATAACTGTGTGACACCTCTTTAGTAAGATGTTTTTCTAGGGGAACAGGATATTTGGACATCCAATTCAAATAATTTTGAAGTCTATCAACTAATTCATTTTCAATATTGGTCAATTTTCTGAAATTTGTCGAAAACATTTTTTTTAGATCATGTTTGTAATTGAATCCATATTTTGTCTCATATTCTGTCTTATCAACAATATTCAATTCCCTTGAAATTATCAAACCTTTAAGGACGTTTTCAAAGGATAGGGCTACCAATAAAAAAAATGCATCCATTAACGAAATGAAATGTTGATCATCTTCCTGAGTCCAGTTATCATCTGTCTTTAATAATTCTTGAAGGTGTCCATGAATAATGCCTGCAGAATAGGAATGCCTATTGGCCTTCTCTTTCCAGTATAAAGGATCCCCGAATAAATCTTCAAATTTTGATTTGTTCATTCGCATTGTCATTTCTATCATTTTGACCTAACGTCCTGCAAGCTCGTTAGGGCGCGTGTTTCTTTTTAATAATAAATGATTTTAATATTTTATTCACCTATGCTGTTATTAACATTGCAACAAATAGGACGATACATATTATTGCAGCGGTTCCTGCATTATCGCGCCGTTTATCTTCACCAAAAATATAATAAAAGCCAGCACCAATTGCTAAAACCAAAAACATTAGCCATAAGTATGTAAACGTAATGCTAAGATCTGAATAACCAGATCCTCTTTTAACTGCGCAACCTGATAATAACAATATGAACGAGGTCATTGAAAAAACATGTTTCATAATAATAATTTTTTCGTTACAAATAGTTGATTAGTAATGGATTTTCTCTATAATTAAAACAACTAAGATTGCTTTTTTAACATGCGCCCTAACAATTACTACCCGCCACACGGCGGCTATTTTTAACTATAGGCGCAATTAAATCCGCCTTAATTTGTAAATGTAAGCAAAATGCATATAGTTATTTTCTTACAGCAAAAATATCAAATATTTTGCATGATATAAAAAACCCTGCCATCACTGACAGGGTCTCACATACACACTTACCTGAAAACAATCTTTTACCAGGAGGCAGAAGTTGGATCGTAGACGATGGCACCGGTGAAAACGGCCAGCGGTTTACTTTGCTTTGACATGAAGGTAATCTCATGGCCTTTATCTTTTTCAACTGATGCACCCCATTTCGATTGAATGTCATCAATGTGAACGATATTGCAGGGTTCACCGATCAAGTACTTTTTACCATCGGCACAATTGCGGAAGATGATCACACCTTTAAAGGCATATCCATTGGTGGCGATCCAGGCCATGACAGCATCACCCCAACCGGGATAAAATCCCTTGAGGGTAATTTCCCAACCACCACAATCGACATTGCTGCCTTTGAGTTTCTTCTGGCCAGGTTCGATAACATCATCGGTCATATAGAACCGTTTCATATACCTTCCGGTTTTTAACGGAATGGAAGCGATGGTGATGTTATCAGCGGCACGATCAGGGAAAGCTGCCCAGTTGATCGCATCTTCAGGGATCAATAGGATTTCGCTTTTAACACCGCCACCAGCCCCGGGGTTATTACTCCCGGCAGGGCGGGCCAGATCAACAAGCGAAGCGGTGACAATTCCAAGCTGGCGAGGAGCAACAGCGGTAACAAGCGATACTCCGATTACCCAAATAGGATTTACACCGATTGCCGTTCCAATGGTGGCCCCGGTAAGGGTCACCATGAACAGCATAACCATTATTTTCAAACTGTATTTCATGATATTGAATTTTGCAGATTATGACTGAAGTGAATAGACTAATTCGAAGCTGATCCGGCATCCGGAACAAAAGCGAACACTGCTTCTGAAATGGCAAAGCCAACATTCTCGTACCAGTCGGCAAAAATCGACACCTGACGTTTTGAAGTCTCGATGAATGGAGTGGAAGCGCCATCATTGAGTTTGAGCAGACGGATGAAATTTGCTTTCGGAGTACAAAACAAGATATCAGAACCGATCATGGAAGGAAGCGGCTGCAGGGTAAGGCTTGTTCCATCGATCATGGCATTGCCAAACTTCCCGTAATCCTGGGTAGTTCCATACAGATCCCTTTTCTTGCGAACGTAAAAAGTGAAGTTCTCAGGGGAGCAGAAAACAGGCATGGCAATTTTCTTGTACATGCCGGTGATGGAATCCGCAAATTTTTCAACCTGCGTGAAAACATTCGAAGAGGTAATCGCAACATTCTGCTGAGCAAAATTCACCTTGGAGGATGAACCCAGTGCATGCTGAGTTTTGAGTAGAGTGAGGAACCCGTTCATGGATTTACCGACCACCTGGGCGGTTCCATCAACGGGATCGGCATAAACGCCTGTACCGATCAGCGAGAGTTCGCGATCCTGTGCAATCTGGTCAAGCACCAGTTTGTAAAGGATATACTTCACCAGTGGCCATTCGGTGCGATTCTTTGACTCATCGGCCATGAAGCCAAGCCAGGAACCATAGATTTCATCGGGATAGAATTCGACATCAAATTTATGCCGTCTGTGTCCGATGGTTAAGGGGGTGAAAGCCGGTGTGCCTTTAGGGGTCCATCCTTTTTGGAATCCCTGAACCAGGGAAGCGATGGTGGCCTGAGCTGCACGGAAATCATCGTTCTGCTTTACTGTGGTCATGAAGGCCATGGATTCTGTTGGCTGAACGAGCGCCTTCAGAATGTCATTCTCATTGTTACCCAGAAAAGTGCCAAAGTCACTTTTCAATTGGGTAATGTCGATTGAATTTGCCATTTGAAATTAATTAAAGAGTGAATAAATTAATTTTTTTTTCAGGAATTTTCGTCAGCAATCCTGTTATAGCTGTAAGTGTCGGAAAGCAATTCTTCGGCAGTTTTATCACCAGGCTTTGTTACCTTGGTTTCGGTGCCGGCATCCAATTTCTTGAAGGCTTCAAACTGTTTTGTTGTCTCAGCAAGGCCAGACTTCAGAGAAGTGATCTCTGTCAGCAGATCCTGATTTGCTGTAGTGACGGTGTCTAATTTCTTGGTAAGGTCAGCAACAATATCCGTATGGCCGGCAATTGCGATATCCTGGTCATTCAACCGGTCATTAACTTGTCCGACCATTTCTTCAGTGAGTTCATTGCTTTCAATATTCTCAGTGAAGTTGAAAAAAGAAGCGATGGCGGTCCAGACCGCGAGCATTTTAATACTTTTCATGTCATTATTTGTTTGGTGAATTGAATTTGAGATGGTGAATGAGTCTGCCTGCTGAAGGGCATATTCGTAGGATCCGATTTCATCAACAAGGCCAAGGGCGATGGCATCGGAAGCAAAATAAGTTTTTCCTGTCAATGTAGATGGAGCAAGGTTAGGCCGGTTGGCCATAACATTTGCGTGAAATTTCGAATTGATCCTGTCCAGCAACTCTTTGCGAAGCGGTTCATAATTCCCTGCCCTCAGGTCCGCGAGCATCTGATTTTTTTCAGTGCTGAGCGTGGCATACACTTCATGGATCACTACGCCTGCTTTTTCAAAGTAAGGTTTCATATCCATGTACTCAAGCATGGTACCGATGGACCCGATAGTATCAAGATCTGAGGAGCAGATAATTTTATCTGCACCCGAAATGATCCAATAGGCAGCGCTGGCCGCAAGGCCTTCCACAAATGCAATAACCGGTTTGTTGCAATTTGTGATAGCTGCAGAAAGGATATCCGTGTACGCTGTTGTTCCCCCGGGAGAGCTTACGACCAGGAGAATTGATTTGATATTCGGGTTGGCATCGGCAGCCTGAACATCCTTGGTAAGTGACACTGATCCCCTGGGACCACATTCAACATCATCCTTCATGATGATTCCACGGATGGGGATCACGGCAATTGAACCCTTGGAAAGATCGGTGGCGTTCAATGGTTTGGTTTCAGCCATTGAACCTGCTGAAGCTTGAAGGACAAAGGGCCGGTTTCTTTCCCGGGCTTTGGAAAAATCCTCAGTACTGGTGCGATCACCGCGAAGCAAAGAAACCAGCATGGCTCCATACGCATCGTTGTTTGACGAGTGTAGGAGCCATGTAGAAGAGAGGATATCTAAAAGCAGCGGATTCATTGTATCGACTTTAATGTTAAGGCATTAATGAGGATACAATATTAAGCTTGTCTCTATCCTGGTGAAAGGACTACGATTTACGTTGTTTCAATATCATCAGGGGGAGTGATCGGATTTGAAACCACCGCCGGAGCATAGGCAGCCGGTATTGGAAATTCACCGGTAAAAACAATTTCCCAACCGTTATAGCCTTCAACGGTTGCCGGCTTTTGCAATTTTCCTGTCTTTCTCATCGGATTAACAAGATTCCCGAAATATCGGGAAACTCCATTCATATCAATGGCATTGATGATCAAATGCCGTTGATTTAATTGCTGCAGGACCATTTCCACTTCTTTGCGGTCTTTGGGGATCAGCATTTTGAGGGTGTAGGTATATTTCATCCCTGCAGGTGCTTCTTCTTCTTTTCCTTCAAGCTGGATCGACTCAGGAGATCCATAAAGATAATTCCAGGTCTTACCAATCTTGAAAACAATGGTTGCAATCATTGTTGTCACATTCAAGGTAAAAGTTTCGATATCTTCCTTAAAAGTATATTGAACGGGACTGATCCCTCCAACATTTCCATTTTCGTGTCTGGTAACTGTCATTTTTTAATTATTGGGTAGGTTAGAAAAAAGGTCCATCATCATCATGTTACGGGGAACATAACCACATTTTTCGCTTTTTTTTCTTGAACGATAATATGATTGTGAAACCATGTCGAAAGTAATCGTGTCAAATTTCATATTCACATCTGCACAAAAAGAATTGATCAATTTTTTGATCGTATTTCTTTTGATATTCTTATTTCTGAAATATCGAAGTTTATCATCTGCATACATCCGGAAATGAAGCCTGAAATGATACTCAACAATGTGTTGAATATTGACCTGGTTCTGATATGAGATCCACACGGTGTTACATCGTGTGTCCAGTGATTCTGTGAACCTGGTTAAACCGAATGTGAAATGGTCCGGACCTCTGTCAGGGAGCAATGGAAGTTCAGTGATGGGGCAATATTCAAGGAATGGCGCAACCAGTCGGCCAAGATATGAATACTTTGAAGCCAGGAGAACCTGGTCATTTGAAACCGGTTCCTCAAGACTCATGACAAAGCGAATATAATCTTGAAGCGGTCGTTTGAGAAGGATCGTTAAGGTGGGTCTGTTCTCGGGTCGTTTCATTTTACGAATGTAGTTTAGAACGTGGCTTTTACAAAGGTCATTAAGAGTTGAAGCGTTCTGGCCGATCTTCCATAATACCATCAAGCTCTGTTTGAAGGTCAGTGATATGACATTCCAGGATCAGCAGGGCAAACAGGATCGGTACATTTTTCACTACCTCGCCTGTTTTGCTTTTAGGAAGCTGCAGTGTAATGCCACGGTCAATCACTGGCAGCTCATAGAATCCATGAACAATTTCACCATCCTTGATTGACTTTGACAGGTATTTCAACTTTCTTTCGCATTCCTCAATCTCGTTGAAGCAATTGCGCATCCTATTCGACAATTCCTGTGGCAGCATCTTGAATATCCCTTGTTTGGTACCATTCAATAAATTGAGAAATAGCTTTAAATGTAGCTTCAATTCTTGACCTGCATCTCCTGGCCTTTGCCAGGACTATACTATCTTGATGTTCAGCCATAATATCGGAAGTGAACCCGGATAACCAGATTTGACAATGATCAGATCCCATGGAGAAACAAACGCTTCTATCATCCATTTTGATTACCTCAATTTTATCTACCACTGTCATGAGCCAGTTCCAATCATAATGATATCTTTCATTACCAACGGCGCATAATACCGTTGTAGCATCTTCCATTTCCGGAGCTTCACTGTAGGATGGTTTTTCCCAATAATCCTTATCCCAATTATCAGGTTCCATTCTCATGAGAGGGGATATTATTTCATATCCCATAAATTTAGCAATGGCTGAGTTAGCCTGCAGGATTTCGTCTTTTTTCATTTTGTTTGAATTGGAAAATCGATTTTTACTAAATTGAGAGTTAAACCCTCATAAATTGGGGGCACACAATCATCAAATGCGAATATTCGCGAACTGACTACAAAAAGACAATCTGATAGATCCTCTTCCTGTAATTCAATATAATCTCCAACATTTGGAACCTGACCCCTGAAATTCTTTAATCGCGTGTGAATAATTTCTTCATCATCGGCCCAATCAGGGCACGATAAATAAATCAATGTTTCAATTTCCTTTTTCATTTTGCTTGTTTTTGTCTGTGGAAAACACTGGTAACGGGACCGGAGCGCCAGCGGAGTTTTTGTTTGCTTCCCCCGATCCCGGCCAGTATTATGAGCTAAATATTTTACGTGACAACGTGATCCCGGTAGGGAGCCACGTTGGAACATTTTTCGTTTGGTTTTTCAAGTAGCGCATCATGGTACTGGCATTGACATTATAGTATTTCGCGGCAGATGCATTGCTTTCAAATTCCTTGTTAAGCTTTCCAAAGCTGTAACAATAGACTTTCTTTTTTTCAACCTTATAAAAAGGAAATTGACGATGGCCGAACTTACTCCTGCGTTTCAACATATACACGATTATCTTTAAGATGTGGTTCTAAAATTTCCTTGGTGAGGTTCTGTGAAACATAACAGATCTGAAAGAAAAGCGGGTTCCACCACCAGCGAATAAGGAAAATCATTCCGATTTTCCGTTTACCATTGACAGTAAAGTCGTTAATGGTAGCCAGCCGGTAATTTACCGGCAATTCGCTGTAATAGCGGAACCCGCTTTTATTCACCTTGATATGTTCCAATTTTGTGCTAAAAGGCATGTTGCTCAT